AAGCTGAAGCGACTACGAGCCTTGTACTTGGCGTTTTCGGTGTCAAAGTCTTCGTCCATGCCGAAGGAGTCACCATCACGCTCAAAATACTTCAGACCATCTTGTACGTTGGTCTTGATGAACCAAGCATCAGTGTCGGTGAGATAGTCATTGACGATAATCTCAGGGATGACACCCATTGTCTTGATTGCATTTAGAGTGTTGTCCGCAGAATACACTTGACCATCGGTTTTCAGGATACGAGTAGCTTCAAACATCAGTTCTTTTGGAATGATTAGTTTGGTTGGCTTAGCTTGTACCTTTAGACCACGGTCATTGGTGAAACCACGAATATCAATCACAGCTTGCTCAAGAGCAGCTTCACTCAGATCGCTAGCAGTAGCTACACCGTTTGTCCAAGTGCCACCAGCAACGTTAGGATGGCTTGAAGAACCACCACCACCGGCTGAAGCAATTAGAGAAGCACCATCACCACCAGTATAGGAGGTGCTGAATGCACGGTTGTAGATGTTAGCAGCGATGATTTCCTTGTTTTGACGCATAGAGAAAGCAAGGGACTTAGCCTTTTGCTTGCCTACAACATCATACAGATCATCATCCACAGCTTCACGAGTCACGATGAAACCAAGGGCATACACCACATGGTTGTAACGTGAAGTGAAACCTTGACGGCTGGAATCATAAGCAATACCAGCACCTTCAGCTTTAACTGAAGGAAGACCGAACATGCTTACACCAACGTCCTCTTCCCAAGCGCGACGTGAGGTGTGCTTTTCAAAGAGTTTGTCCCACTGAGGAGAAAACTCATTATAGGCATCACCGTACCATTTGTTAACACCGGGCCATAGGGCCTTGGCAAAACTAGAAGTAGTAATAACTGACATACAAATTCTCCTTTAGATACCAGTTGAGCCAGTAGCAGCCTTGAACTGATGTACGTTGAAACGAACAAGCAGTTTGGCAGAAGCACCAATCTCGTTGTCTACACGACGAGCTAGGCCTAGAATGTGGAAGTTGAGGGTGTTGGTTGTCGCCTCAGTGCCAAAGTCTAGATAGGCAGGAGATGTACGAGTAGTTGCATCACGGGTGCCGTTTGCATGACTGGCGTTTAGACCAATGTCAGTGGCAGCAGGAGTACCGTTAGAAGCTTCTACTTCCATAATTACGTTGGGATCAATGTTGACCAGCACATAACCGGCTGCGGCAGCAGCAATTTGGTTAACAGCAGGAACATCGAGAGCTAGAGAACCAGTGGTCATTTTACCATCAGGGTCTTGTTTAGCATTTACAATTCCAACAACAACACCTAGAGGTACATCAGAAGCACCACATAGGTCAGCAGTAGGAACACCGTTTTGTGAGGTACTGCCTAGTTTGACAATATCACCCACTAGAATTTCATCGGCTGCGGAAGCAACATAGTAGAGAGCAGTTTGGCCGACAGCCGCACCACCTACTACGTTGGCAACAACGCTAAAGCCTTTAATACGAGAAACGTTTGGCATAAACCATTCCTTTCAATAGATTGAATTTACGCCAATTATTTTTGATTAGCCTCGTGAAACCGAGACTTCAACCTTACCATAATCGGCGCCAGATTTTTGACTTCGTTGTTCTGTGGCGTCAATTTGAGCCTGTTTAGTAGCTTGGTCCTCAATATAGTTGTCTTTATGCTGTCGCATTAAAACTTGCTTAGTACCTTGCCCAACAGAAATTAAACCAGCAGAACCCACTGCCGATGGCTTGTCAACTTGTTTATCGCCAATTGGACCGGCTTTATCACCAGGAACAATTTCATATCCGGCATCAAGGAAACCTTGTACACGGTCAGGATCGGCTTCTAAGTTAACACTAACCAGACGGTAGTGATAGTTTGGATCACGATTTTGTACACTGAGTTTGTTCCTTTGACCAACAGGTACGCGACGTGGGCGCTCACTTGAGCGGGATACTTTTAGTTCTTTTTCCATTATGCAACTCCTTTTGCTTTGCGGAGGTCCGCTAGATATTGCTCTTTTGTCATGATTCCTTGACGCACAAAATTGTTCATAATTTTCTGCTCTGTCTCATCTAGTTGGATATCACTACCCTTACGACCAGATGGTTGTTTACCTTCACCCACATTAGGAGCATTGCTCTTATTAGGGTTTGTGAATTTATGTGGAAACTCAGCTCGAACTGCTTGTTCTACTTTCTGTAAAACTTGTAAAGGAGATAGTTCACCAGCATCAACGGCAGTCTTCATACGAGTGCCAATACGGTCAGCAAAAGCAGTCATGGCTTCATCTTTTTGATACCATGAATTCTTAGATTGCCAATTTTGAAATTCTGCTGGATTAGGGGCTTCATGGACAACAGGTGCATTCACCTCTGCCATTACTTCTTCTGCCTCTTTCTCTACTTCTTTAATGCGATCATCAATTGCCTCAAAACGATCACCATCACTATCTGTGAGAGCTTGTTTACGAGCCATTTTTAATTCGGCAAGAGCACGATTGAATTCAATCTCACGCATCTTGCTATAGTGGCCTTTTAGTTGTTCTAGAGTTTTGTTAACAACCTTAAGTTGTTTACTTTGCTGCTCTAGACGTTCAAACAAAGGTTTACGGCGTACAAATTCTTTTGCATCAATAAACTCATCGTCTGACCCATCAAACTCGGTACGGGGTTTCCATCCCATTGCCAGAGCTTGTTGCTCAAGAGGAGAAACCTCAGGAGCTACTTCTTGTACTTGTTCTTCAACAATTTTAGTTTCTTCAGTCATTCTGCGTCCTTATAAACACAAAGAATATCTTCATCATTAATAATAAGAAATTCTTTTTCACCGTCTTTTACGAATTTCCCACCATACTTGGTAAAACCAATTTTGTCCCCTACTTGGGCACCTTCTGTATAGTCAGGATTTACTTTAGGTCCTAGCTGTAAAACAATACCTGTTTCCATTGCTACTTTGGCTTTTCGTTCGTCTTTTTCAAACTGAAGCCCAAGTGCCTTAGCACGTTTTACAACTTCATCAGTATCTTCCCAATTGAGGGGATTTACTAAAACTCGACAACCAGTTACATTAATCATGTTTCTCCTTTTGAGAAAATTTCTAAAATATCTTCACAAGCTTGAATGTATCCTTGCTTGCGACGTAGTGTGTGTGGAGGAGTAGATACTAGCTCTACCACAACCTCATTACGGCGTTTTGCTATTTCTTCGCGGGCCGCTTGGGTGATTGGGTGTTGCTTCCACTCGTGGATTTCTGTTTCGCTAATTTAAGTTTCTCCTTCTCTTGGTCCATCTTCTGAGCATGACTTTGTTCATTTTGAACTAGGGCTTGTTGGCCCTTTTGACGCTCAGTGGAGGCATACACATTAGACATTGCAATTTCAGAGGCAGCTTTCACCATTGTGGTTTCTTGCTGCTGTTGCATCTTCTGTGCATGTTCTTGTTGCTTCATCATCATCTGAAGCTGTTTGTCTCGGCTGTTGAGTTCCATCTCCTGCTGCTTGGCTTGGAGGTCCATAGCAGTTTTCTGTTGATCTGCTTTAACCTTGGCTTGAATAGCCATAAGCTTGGGATCAGGTGGGGGAGGAGGAAGTTGTCCAGATTGTTGGACTTGTTGACTAAAGAGTTGTTGCCAATTGGGCTGTTCTTGAGCTTCAAGTACACGAGAGAACACTTGAATTGGATCAAGCATTCCTGGAACCATTGGAAGCAGTTCAAGCAGGCCCTGTGCTTTAAGAAGCTTTTCAGTTTGACTTACAGCAGTAGGATCAGCACCTGGGCAAATATCATACTCATCTGAACTAAAGTCTTCTGGACCAACCTCGGTATCTAGTACCGCAACTTGTTTATAAGGATCAATATAAATACTATTGAGCTTATAGATTTTCTTAAATTCTTGACCAAGAGCACGATAAATACGCTTGTAAACAGCCGTAAATACTTTCATGCCCTGTTCAATAGAAGCCATTGTTGTAGTGGCTGGCGTGTTTTGTCCGGGCATCTTTCCAACAAAGATTTCCGCCACGCTAGCAAGCTCTTTTCCGGAAGTGATCAAGCTTCCCATGAGTTGGAAGAGAACAGTTGAAGGATCTTTAGCAGGAAGCTGTACAAGTTGTTTCTTTAAATCGTCGCCTGTAGAATTTACTTGTTTCCACTCTCCTGGTTTAAAGGATGTATCACCAGCTTTAAGCTTGAGGCCCTTACCAATAAAACCACCTTGCATATTGGCAAGAGTGCCTGAGTCAATAAGTTGGTTAATTACTGTGTTAACAGATTCGTTTAACGGGCCAAGAAGGACACCAAAACCAATATCATAGAAACTACCATCAGGGTTTGGTACAAATCCAAACTTGGTGTACATTTGCATTGGCTTGATTTTAACAATTTTCTTACCTTCAAGCTCTACATCTTCTACATGATAACGACGTTGAATGGCAAGGACTTTACCAGAGCGACGTTCAAATGTAATAATGTAGGGCTCAGGATAGGTGTCGCCATCTACATCGTAGAACGTATGTTGTTCTACAAGCTCATAAGGAACTGTTCCGTCAATAACAGAAACACTGGCATCACTATTGTCAGGGAGAGTTGGCTCACCTAAATCAATGTCTTTGTAAATACCTTTGTTCTGGTGTTCTTTTACAACACGAGGACTCATCCATTGAATTTCAGAAATGCGTTCTACAGTATCTAGAGAACGTGCCCAATACTCTACAACAATATTTTGTGGTAAGACAACTTTAGAACAAATGAGGTCTTTGTTTGGGTTGTACCATGTTTTCTTAAACATCGTACCAACAACAGGAAGCTGCATAAGCATCTTATCCATGTCTTCTTCCCAATCTTCCATCTCATACATAATTTGGTATGACATGTAGTCGGAGACACGTTCAGCTTTCTCTAGCTTTTGTCCTGTGGGGTCTTTACCAATAACAATACTTTTGACAATTTTACCATTAGAAGGTACAAGACTTGGATAAGCACGAGCAGCAAATTGCATAGCTGCTGTAGTAAGAAGAGGATATTTTACGTTAGAGGCATTTCTCCAAGGAAAGCTCTTTTCATCACGTTGTTGTTTGGCTAGAGCAATCCAGCTTTCTAAACAGCTTTCCCAATCTTTACGGCTAGCCTTGTCAGCTTCAAAACCCTCTTTACACCAAGAACCAATAGTTGTTAGCAGTTCCTCATCAAGAGACTCTGCTAGATTTTCATTATGTTTTGCAACTTCTTCCTTGGAAATTTCCGGAGAATCTTCCATTTCTGGTTCAATATCCGGTAGTTGTGTTTCGTCCATTTAGGTTTAGCCCTGAGTTAATGAGTTCTTCTTCGTATTCCTCTTCCTCAACTTCGTGCTGCGTTTGAGCTTCAGTTAGTTGATTTAGCATCATACCTAAATATGCAAAAGCATCCACTTGGTCATCGTGAACATCTCGCGGAAAGCGCGTCAGTTCCTCTTCAAAGTTTTGATACCAAGCAGCTTCTTTGTCAAATTTTACGCTTTTTGCACGCATACGAGCCTGAATTGAGCGGCTTCGTGCAATTTTATCCTTACCACCGTGTTTAAGCTTAATTACGTTGATAAACACGCCAGTGGCAAACATTTCTTCATACAAGAAAGGTCCAATTGACTTGGACACCTGCATATCTTCAATACCAATTGCCAAAGGATTGAAACTTCGTTGTAGAGCAATGAGAGTGTCTACAATTTCTCGTGCATCCATGCGATCACGAATGATGTGTTTAATATGAATACATTTGTTTTCATCCACACCAGCAACTAAAAACACGCTGTAGTCAGCGCGTTCGTGTTCTGCAATGGCAAGGTCAACAGTGATGTAGTATTGAAGACGTTTTTTCTTGTCGTCTTCATTAAGTTCTTCAAAATCAATGCGCTTAAAGTAAGCAACACTTTCATCTAGAGGAACGTTTAGGTATTCTTGACTATATACGTCAGGCATACCCATATCAATGTAGTTTTGCCTGATGCCTTTTAGTGTTTGAGCAGAGTGTTTTTCAGGCCAGAGAATGTTTTCAAAATTCTCATCATGGGCTCTATATTTTACACTAAGCCAACCACTTCTTCGTGTTTCACTCCACAGCTTAAGAGCTTCTTGATGACTCCATTTATCAAAGGGTTTTGGCATTAGACGCTCAAGTAGAGAGTCCATGTGCAAAATAGTACCTACAACACGAATAATTCCTTTGGAAGACAAGCAAGGCAGTAGGGCTGAATAGAACCAACGCCGCATTTTCTCACGACGATCTTTGTTCATTACAAGCTCATCGTTCTCCATATCGTCACAGATAATAATATCTGGACGAGTGCCGTTCCAAATGAGTCCCCGAAGCTTTTGTTCAGCGCCTTTAGCCATAACACGGAATTTATGACCATCTTCAAACTGAACAACAATATCGGTTTCGGTTTCTTTGATGAATTTTACTTGGCCTTTGTCATCACGTTTAAGGCCAAAAAGCTCAATGAGAGCTTGGTTTTCTTGTAGCTGTTCTTTGAAATATCCCAAGAACATTGAAGCCTGGGATTCAGTGTCGGACACAAGAAGCATGAATTTACGTTCACGGAACAGAAGAGTGGCAAGGCCATAACAAACCGTACCACCTGTGGTTTTAGCGTGTCCACGAGGAGCAGACACAGCCACTTGTTTAATTGGGCTTGTAAACAGTTTCCACATTTCTTTGTGGAACTCTGGTGTTTTTACAGCGCCATCAAACTTGCTTGCTAAAACACTTCCTACGAAGCCTTCGAGAACTTCTTGTGTAAGCACAATTAAATATTAAGCTTTTTCTTAAGCTCTTTGATTTCTTGGTTTA